ATTTGGTAGAAGATTCGGCTCCTGTTTTTAAGAACCATTTGGTTTCTATTGTGGGCNACCANNGGAATCTTGTACTCTTTGGGTAGCCCTTCCATATACATAGCGAGAGTAGAGCGGAACATGTCTCTGTTNTCTTCTGTATCNGCNACCAGNGTGCCTTGCCAGCCAGGGTGGGTAAATTGCCAGTAGAGGTCAAGTGCCAAGCTAACGGTTGTAATACCCAGTTGACGGCCTTTAAGAATGACAAAGAAGTGGACATCTTCAGCTAGGCCTTTTTGTATTTCTTCCATGACATACGTCTGCGTCCCCAGCAGTTGCCCCATCTTTTTGAGACCTTCCTCCTTGGTCTCAATCTTCAGTTCTGAGCAAAACTTGTAGAACTTCTGTAGGTCAAACTTCATGGAACAATACGTCCGTGGTACGGTGCTTTGCAGGGAATCAGGAACTGAGTAGACAGTGTGCCCTTAACAATGCTGTCGCAAGTGTTGACAAACATCTGGACGTTCTTGTCCATGCGACCTTGGTACAGGTGGTACACGCCTTCTTCAAAGTGCGTGCCTATGCCGTACAGCCCGTAGGTATGCAGCCGCCAAGCGCCTTCCTCCGGCTCTGCTGTCCAGTGGGTAGGAAACATGGTCTTGTAGCGTAGCCCCGCCATCTCTGCGGCGTAGCACACGTTCTCTGCCACATCACTCTGTTCTGTCTCCGAGAAGGTTGGCTTACGCAATTCTGTCCAGGCTTCGCGGTACATGAAGAAGAAAGCAGGGGCTGCGAATATGTGCGATTTAGGCCAAATATGGTTACTTGCCTGCGCTATGCCCACAAACGACTCATTCTGGGCAGCCCATGCCGCAGCAGCATTCACAACGCCTGGGTTGGTGGGCACACAGTCGATGTCCAGAAAGCCAACAACGTCCGCAGTGCTGTTGTCCATAACGATGTCCATCCACTTGCCGTGCGGTGTCTGTGTCATGTGGTACGCCACATCCAGCCCTAAGTGCTTGCAAGTGTTGGTGTGTGCCTCCACCAGCTTCACATTGGTATTGGGCCAAGCAAGAGTGTGTATCTCTATGTTCATTCTGTTCCTAGTTCTACATGGTTTTTGATAGTTCTGCGTATCTCTTGATAGAAGGTACACCGTTCTTGAGTGTGACCACCTTGCTGTCATCAGGAGGAACTTCCCCCGCCTGCTGGTAGTGAAAGGCCAGAGTGGTAGGGTAGTTGACAGTGGCTTTCATAGACCGCGCTATCTTGACTCCTGAGTCCTGCACGGCCTTCCAGAAGTATCTGTCCCCTATGTACCCGTACTCTCGGGGCCGGAAACCCCACTCCTTGCACAGCGGGAAGGTTTCACGTGAAAGCAGAAAGCAGTTGGTGTCATTCCAGTGGATACCGTTGCTCTCAGAGTCAACACCCATCTGTGTCCCGTCCATCCTCCACAACACGCGAGGACACGTTACCACCTTGGCCTGCGAGTGCTGCATGACATCCACCATCGTAGCCACATGGTCTGGCTCAAACCAGCAGTCAGCGTCCAGCAAGCAGATAGCATCAGCACCCTGCACACTGGCTACCGACAGCCCCACTATCCTAGGCGTGTCGCCAGAGTCATTGCAGTTAGGCAGAGAGATGTGGACAACATCCGCACCCTTCTCAAAAGTCTGGACAGGGTGACCGTCTGCCACCATGTAATGAACAATGTCGCAGTGGGTCTGCTGCCGGACACTACGCCAGCACCTCTCCAGCACGGCTATAGGTTCTTTCCAGTAAGGGGTGACAACTGCTACTCTCATGCTTACTCCTCATAGAACGTCTCTGTATCCTTGACACGGCGCATGTACTGCTTGATGCGTACATCTAAACTCTTGCCGTAGAGCTTCTCTAGCTTGACCAACTGGGCGGCTAGGAACTTGTCTGCCTGCGGCTTCCCGTAGGTACGCTTGGCAGCAAAGTAAGAATATAGAAGCACCCTGGCCTCTGCCATCTCTAGCTGTACTCTGTCAGACATGTCAGTCACTGGTGGGTTGCCCCATCCAATCCAACAAGGCCAAGCAAGCCTCTTGTATCTCGCGGTCACTATCCCAGTCCGCAAGGCCTTCCTGTATCTGCTTCAACCTAGCCCGCACAATCTGGTCTAGCACTTCATCAGCAGCAGTGTTTTTCTCAAACTTGAGATGTATCTTGAGGGTCATGCCATTCTTTCTAGTCGGTTAATAGTTGGCTGGCTTACGCCATCCTCCATACACGTATTTGTTCATTTTCTGTCCTGGCTACAAACACGCGCTGTAGCCGTTTACCAGCCCTGTAGTTAGCGTTGAGTACCTTCGCCCTAGCCTCTACAGGCACGGTGAAGGAATCCCCTATCTCCATGTCCTCATAAGGGTAGGCGTACACCACCCTGGGCTTTGGCATAGCAATACCGCTTTCTCTCTCTATAGCTTGCATATCAACATCTCCACTGTGTCTATAACCTAATACTAGCATACTTGTATCAGCGGAGGGAAACCTATTTTTTTCTGGGGGGGACGAGAAGTTGGGTGCACACACAAATGGATGTTAAGACCCATCCAATTGGGGGCAGCGCTGCATTATGTGAATCTGCGTTATGTGAAGCTAACCATTGTCCATTGTGAAACTAGCAGGCATTGCAGGCAGACTAGGGGTAGGTTACTGGCAGACTAGGGAATGACTAGTGCATGGTAATGACTAGTGTGCATGTCATGGCTAATGGCAAGCAGGGCAGGGGGACAGGGGACAGTTGACCTAGGGGCGGGCGAGATGTGTAGACCTACGCACTATCCAGGCTGCTACCAGGGAGATTGTCCTAGTAACTAACTACTACATTCCCCTAATGAATTACTAGTATATACCTATCTAGGTTACTAGTCCATTAGACTAACAGCGGGTGTTTATCCAGGGTAAACCCTAGTGTCAATTGTTTGCATTGTCCCTATTGCTTACTGTGTTAATAGTCCTATAATCTAGTCACCTAGTAACCACTAGGCAACACTCTAGAGGATAGTATCCATGACTAAAGACTACTCATTCACTTGGTTCTATGTAGCCAAAACCCTGCTTATGTTCTCTGCTGTGCTGTGGGCAGCATGCATTGGCGAAGACATCGTGACTTATGCAATGGTTGGCATTCTGTCAATGCTTGCTGTTCCGTTTATCTACTACCTCGAATCCAAGTAAGGAGCACACCATGAAAATCAAGAACATCACACACCCAAAGTTAGCTCTCTCTTGGGAAGAGTTCAATGTAAATACCTCGGGCCGGACTCGGTTGGAGTACTGTGCAGATGGTGACGGGTTCATCGTCATCAAAGACACGCCTGAGGGCTACAAACTTTTCGAGCAGGGCGAATACTTCCGCACAGTCGGTCTTGACCTCATCTGTGCGTTGCAGTTCGCCGAACACTTCATGCAGACCTGTGGATACAAAGCCATGTACGACCACTGCCTGTCTTACAACTAAGGAGCACACCATGAACGACAAAACCTACAACGGCTGGAGTAACTACGCCACATGGCGCATCAACCTAGAAATCTTTGACGGCGTGTCCTTAGAAGATTTTTCGGGAGTCGTGGACAAGTTTACGGAAGAAGAAGATGGCGAGATGGCGGAGCGCACCATCATCTGTGAGCCTTACGTGTTCGCCGCACAGCTGTCGGACTACGCCGAAGAAATCATCTTCCAAGGTGTTCGCTACGATGAGCGCCGCCCCTCCAACTTAATGGAAGACTACGCACGGGCATTCTTGCAGGATGTCAACTACATCGAAATTGCAGAACACATGATTGAAGACTACACACGGGAGCAAGCATGAACATCGAACTTAAGAACGTCAAGCATAGCGAATTCGCCTCACATGAAACAAATTGTTTTGAGGCAACAATCTACATTGACGGGAAGAAAGCAGGGGAGGCGCACAACAACGGCTGCGGCGGCTCAACTAGCATTTTCCCCAACACGCTGTACGAAAAGCTGCAAGCCTACGCCTTGACGCTGCCTCCGATTCAGTACGATGAGGGCAAGCATGTATTTCTACAGTCTGCGGATGGGGTGATTGATGACCTAGTGACTGCTTGGCTATATGCCCGCGACCTCAAGAAAGCCATGCAGAAACGCATCCTCTTTGTGCGTGGGCAGGACATGTTGGAGACAAAAGGCATGGACTCATCTAGTTTGCAGAAGTGGCTATCACGCCCCGACCTACAGCAGAAACTCAACGCAGACAAGGTACTAAACCTCCTCCCGTTCGGTGAGGCTGTGTCTGTTTATCGGGAAATGCAGCATGGCTGAGGGCGGCTATATCTTCCCCCGCGCCCGTAACAGTGACCCGATGACCTCGCACCTAGCGGCTGCTCAGGTCACTACGGTTGATAGCCACTACAAGGCTATCCATGAGGCGTTGATGATGTTCGGGCCTGCCGGAAAAGACAAGATTGCAGCCCTTGCGAGTCTAGACCCCTCTCAGGTCGCCCGTAGGTTGCCGGAGATGCGTAGGCTTGGCCTTGTGGGGCTTACAGGGGAAACAGTGCAGTCCCGTAGTGGACGGCAGGAGAGAGAGTGGCAAGCGATAGACCAACAGGAGAAAGCAGCATGAACGACAGAAACCACACTACGCGCAAGTACCCGCGCACCTTGCAAGAGGCTTTCCCTAGCAACCCTGAGTGGCGGGAACACGATAGCCACGGGGATGATTGGGACTATGTGAT